GTAGACTTCAATGGAACTCAGAGGACGGTACACTTGAGTACGGTCTGCCGGGTGGAAATGTCACCCTACAGATAGGCCAGGAGCAGCTTGTCAAATGTGTGAATAATACTGGTAGCACTATTGAAGACGGTGACGTTGTCTATGTTAGTGGTGCCGCTGGCAGTAGACCGGAAATATCCCTGGCTTCTTCTGCGACTGGTACGGGCAACGTCCCTATCGGTATGGCAACAGAGGACATAGAACATACTAACCAAGGATATGTGAATATAGGTGGACTCGTAAGGGGCATTGATACCTCTGCCATTGCCTCTGGCAGTGTTGGGTTCCTGAGTGAGAGTGTGCCTGGGGCGCTTCGTGCTACACCACCGGACGCACCGAATTATACAACCGTGGTGGGGTATTGTCTGTTCTCAGATGCCGACGTGGGCATTTTCCTTGTTAGAGTATTGTCAGCACCCAGGTTGGTTTCATTGTCTGATACGCTGGCTGGTGACCCTGATGATGGCGATGTTTATAAATGGAATGAAGCCAATGACCGATTCGAGCTATCTGCTCTTGGCGCTGGCACTGGTGATCTCCTGGCTGACGGTTCAGTCCCCATGACAGCCGACTGGCCCTTCGGAGACTTCAGCCTACTTATCGGTGACGATGCTAACGCCAAGATGACCCTTGGTCTAACCATCAATCAGGGTGAGGCTGACGACGAGATACTAGCCTTCAAGTCTAGTGATGTAGACCATGGTGGTACCAACGTAACAGAGGCAGATACCTACGGATTATTTGGCAAGATTCAAGCTGGCACTGGCGGGTTGTTTATGATCGGTGTCTCAGAGGGTGCGCCCAACAAGGGCATTGAGATGGTTGGGCTTGTCACTACCAATATAACTGCCAAGGACAACAATGCTGATGGCTGTGTAAATATCAGAGGTGGTAAGATCGTGGGTGGCAGTATCGGCAGCAACGATGCTAATTCCAACCTTCTGACAGTCCAAGACGGTGCAGCCACACGGTGGATAATTGATGCAGGCGGTGTTACCTGGCAGAGTGGTAGTATATTTATTGGTGATGATGCCAACACCAAGATGACCCTTGGCATAACCATCAACCAGGGTGCTGCTGATGATGATATACTAGCCTTCAAGTCTTCTGACGTTAATCACGGTATGACAGATGTAATGGAGACTGATACCTTTTGTAGGTTTATTAAGGAAATTCCAGCAGGCGGGGGATTGAGGGTTATATCGGCTGTAGACGCAGATGGCGGTAGCACTGCTATGAGATTTATAGCCTATACTGTGAATGCTGCCGACACGACCTCCGGACAAGATGTTAGGGGTATATTTGAAACATATTGCTCAGAAATTTCAGGCACGGGGGTTGGAAACGTAACCGCTGGTGGTTGCATAATTTCCCACAGGGCAAGGATTGAGGGCGCTTCCAAGGCTAAGTGGGCCTTATATATTACTGGTAACACCTGGCAGCTTGGTAGCATTACTCTTGGATCGCAAGAGCTTACAGAGACAGACCTCACCGACCTTCTGGACGGTGGGGAGACAGCCCTACATAGTCACGCTGGTGGTGGTGGAGGTGGCGCAGCCACTGACATTACGGTGGATGATGCCACGCTTGACAAGTTTCTGGCCTCATTCGACGAAGGCACTGATGACCTACAAGACCTAATTGAAATGGTTGACGAGCAAGCGGTTGAGGTAATCCAGCAAGACGCAGAACCAGAAACAACCTACCCTGGCATGATATGGGTGGACACTGACGCTGACCCTGCTGGCTCCAATGTAACCAGCTTCATACAGGACGACAACCAAGACACTAAGATTCAGTGTGAAGAGGGTGGTGCCGACGAAGACAAAATGAGATTTGATGCTGGCGGTAGCGAAGTTGGTATATGGGATGCTGTATCGTTAACAATGCCACTGCAGCCAACGTTCTATGTCACATTGGGTATTGCTGACGCAAACTTTGCTATCAATACCAACCATGTGACAGAAGTCGATACTATAGTATTTGACATTGGTGACAACTTTGACACAGAAACTTTCACCTTCACAGCCCCAGTAGATGGAAAATACATACTTTCAGCAACGTGGCGGTTAGGTGTAACTCTTGACACTGCAGCGCAATACTACGAAGTAAGAATAATTACCAGTAACCGCCCCCACACCACCCTCCTTGCGCCCAAGTGGACTGTTGACCCCAACTACCATGCAGTACATGTGTGTGTTGTTGCCGATATGGACGCAAATGATACCGCATTCATGCGGCACTATCAACAGGGTGGCTCTCCACAGACTGATTGTTCGGTTTTTGAAACTAGATTCAGTGGAATAAAAGTAGCATAAAAGGAGAAAGACCATGGCAAAGCAATTCAAGGTGGACATTGACGATGCGGAAATGAGAGCGTTTGAGATAATTGTTCCAGACCCAGTGGAATGGGTTGAGAATGCAATCAGAAACAAGGTTCGCAAATGCCTCACTTACGTCACCGAACAAGTAGCAGGGAACACCTTGGGCCTGCTTAGTGTAGACGACAGACAGGAGATAGAGGCAGACCTGATAGCTGCTGGTGATGTGATGAAGCAGCCAAAGCATTATAGTGAGGCTGTAAAGAAAAAGATCGCCCTGAAGTCAAAGCTGGATACCAGGGTAGAAAGGGACCAAAAGGAACACGACAAGATGGTTGCGGGAGAATAAGATGGCGCTACTATATGTGAGAAACAATGCAGATGATGGGTGGGAGCAGATCAACAGTAGCGCAGGCCAGAAGATTTATGACGCTGACTGGGACACTAGAATTGAATGTGAAGCGACAGAGGACGAGGACGTTTTACGCTTCCACGCAGGCGGTCCTGAGGTAGGTACTTGGGATGCCACGTCACTAACCATGCCGTTACAGCCATGCTTCAGGGCTTACGGTGATGCAACTCAGACAGACTTCACTATAAATACATATCATGAAGTAGAGTTCAACCGGGAAGAGATTGATCAGGGTGGTGACTTTAACACTGGAACCTATACCTTTACGGCTCCATCGGATGGTAGATATTTCTTTTCCACAACCATAAGGTTCAGTCTGACCCTTGACTCAGCGGCACAGTTTTATACAGTGGGAATCATTACCAGTAACAGGGATTATTTCTCTGTCTTGGCCCCAAAATGGACCATTGACCCCAACTACCAAACCTGTATGGTGACCACCATAGCCAACATGGATGCAGACGATACTGCCATAGTGAAGGTTTACCAACAGGGCGGGGGCCAACAGACCGACATATACCACTCAGCCGTTCACACAAGGTTTGAAGGATACAAACTCTGTTAAAACAGGGAGATAACATGGCTTTAGTAAAAGTAAGAAATGATGCAGACGATGGGTGGATAGAGATAGGTGGACAGGTAAACATCACCCAGGCCGACGAAGAGCCAGGTTCAACCTTCCCTGGCATGCTCTGGCTTGACACTGATGCTGTAGGTGTGGGTTCTGGCGATGCTGCAGCTATCCACGACAACGTGGCAAATGAGATCACAGCAATAATACCAAAGACCACTCCTGTAGCTGAAGACGAGATCATCTTAGAAGACAGCGAAGCGTCATTTGCCAAGAAGGCCATGGCGATGGGTGACGTACCTGGGTTTAACGTAGCTAGGTCATATTGCTATGCGTACATGTCTACGGGTATGACTGGCATGTCAATTAACACCACCCACAGAATAGAGCTAGACCGAACACTTTTCGACCTTGGTAGCGAGTTTGATGACGTTAACTACTGGTGGGAATGCCCCGAAGATGGGTACTACATGTTTACATGTATAGGCAGCTACCATAATGTTAACCACAACACAACTGGTTTCACGTTTGACCTGATCACAAGCAACCAGAACTACGGAACTTACTGGTCTTCCTGGCAAATGGATGCCCAGGCCGGGTATTGGCCTAGATTTATGAGTACCGTAACTTGGATGGACGAGGCTGACACGGCCTACCTAACCTTTTATCAGCAGGGTGGTGGAACCAACCTTATCATTTATCAGGGATCAAACGCTACCAGGATGATTGTAACAAGATTAGCCTAAGGAGAATAAGATGGCACATACTTTCAAGATAACCATAGACGATGACGAGCTTCGGGCGTTCAACTTGATAGTCCCTGATGCCGACGAGTGGGTCACTAATGCTGCACTTGGTAAGGTGCGAAAGTGCCTGATCTACGTTGCACAGGAGCATGCCAAAGATTTCTCACTACTGGATGCCTCAGACCTGGCCGCAATAACACAGATGGTGCAGGACGAAGGTTTAACCCTGGTACCTCCGGAAAAATGGTCTAAGGCCATTCAGAAAGAGATAGCCAAAAGAACCAAGATGAAGAGCAGGAAAGAGCGTGACGAAGAACAGTTAACCCCCTAACAAAGAAGGTGATTTGTGAAATTCAATGTATCAGAGAGAATCAGACTAGTCGGTATTTTGCCAGACAAGGGAAACATCCTTACATTAAAGATCGTCCGGACACTCCGTGGCGACCTAAGCTTTAGCGAGAAGGAGCTTAAAGACTGGGAGATCAAGTCAGAGGACAATAGGATAACGTGGAATAACAAGGTGAAGGAAAAGGAGGTCGAGGTCGGTGACACGGGTAAGAAACTAATCGTCGATATACTCAAGGACCTGGACGAGAAGAACGAACTCACAGTCGCTGACATCACCCTGTGGGACAAGTTAGTTGGGGAGGATAAATAATGCCTCTCAGATTCGCAATCATCAAGCTATTGGAAACCAAGGTGGGTAACTTCCTTGAGGATGTAGTGTATGAACATGACGAGGAAAGGGTACTTTCCGATATAAGGGAGAACCTTCGAGCCGCCCTCATGAAAGATAAGGCACAGCCCAGGTTTGGCGAGAGGAAGTGGACCGAGGAAGAAGTGAACGACTCCTTCAGGGAAGCTTGGGATAAGACAATCACTGCCTTCAAGAAGGTAACAATAAGAATACTTTAAAAGGAGGACGGTATGGCACTTTACGCAATCACCGACAAGGTAATAAGGGGTACACCAACTGAAGCTGCGGCTGCTGTGGAGACATATTTGGAGACAATCGTCAACACAAAGACCCTGTATTTCTTCAATGTTGTTGGTGATCAGAACTTTGTTACCTATATAATCTTACACGAAGCATAGGAGATACCGATGGCAGACTACATTGTAACAACAAAGATTATTCGTGGTACTGCGGTTGCGGTTGCGGCTGCTGCAGAAACTTACCTGGAAACTCTTGACAGCACAACCAAGGCCGTGATAAGCATTGACGTGGTTGGGGACAACAGCACTGTCACCATGATAATCCTGCATAAGGATACTTCATAGGAGGTACCAGTGAGACAGCCGAAGAAGCCCAGAAGGGACGGTCAGGCAGCGACTAACAGGATAGTAGAGGACATCAGGGTAAAGCAAATCCTTGGGGACGTGCTAGACCTTGTTATTAACGCTACGTCACCAGCCCAGCTAAAGAAGGTCCTAAACTCAGCCTCATGGAGTATCAAGAAGGCGATACTGGTCGAGGCGCTTGAGCTAGGACATATTGAAAAAGCCAACAACCTTGCCACTCAGATACTGAATCTTACCGAAGTAAAGGAGAAAAGACTCTCCGGTGGCTTCGGTATAGACATCAATCAGAACCTTCAGATACTGATGGCAGAAATAACGGATGTGCCATTTGAAGCACTCGCAGACAGAGCCAAACAACTTAGAGACACTAAACTCCTTGGAACTGGGGCTGATCGAAGAAGAGATGAAGCGTCAGAATCCGGAGAAGTATTATTGGTGGAAGATGAACCCGTACAGGGATGATCCTATTGCCTTCGTAAGGGAGATGATAGGGGCAGAGCCTACGGAACAACAGATACAGGCCCTTAACGGTCTAGCCAATGATACGCACGTCTCAATTAAGTCTGGTCACGGTACGGGCAAGACTACGTTTTTAGCCTGGTCTATCCTGTGGTGGAACTATACTAGGCCAAACGCTCGTATACCGTGTACTGCCCCTACTGAGGCGCAGCTTAAAAACGTCTTATGGGCAGAGCTATCAATATGGCACAATGCGATGGATAAGTTTTTCAAAGACATGTTCATGATAACCAGTGACAAGATGTATCACGTTGAACATGACAAGACGTGGTTTGCAGTTGCCCGTACAGCAAGATCGGAGAAGCCTGAAGCATTACAAGGTTTTCACGGTGAGAACCTACTGTTTATAATTGACGAGGCTTCCGGTGTTGCCGAAGAAGTTTTCACAGTTGTTAGAGGTGCGCTGACTGAAGAAGATAATAGATGCGTCATGACCTCCAATCCAACTAGGACTAGCGGGTTCTTCTACAACTCGCACAGTCTCTGGGAAGGTGACCCATGGTTTTGCCTAACCTTTAACGGTGAGGTATCACCCCGTGTTAGTGAGCGATTTGTAAGGGAGATAGCCACTGAGTTCGGTGAAGACTCCGACATGTACCGGATTAGGGTACTGGGTAAGTTTCCGGTTGAATCAGACTTCACGCTGATCCCTAAAGACTGGGTCATGGAAGCATTCGAGAGACAGGCATCACCTGTTAAACGTTTATCAGATAAGAACTTTGACGCAGCCGGGGTGGACGTTGCCCGTTACGGTGAGAACAAGACAGTATTTGTGCTGGTCAAGGGAGTCACCGTAATGGGGATAAAGCAGTACCCCAAGCAAAGTACCATGAAGACGGCTGCACAAGTGGTGGCCCTATGTGGGGCTGTAGAGCCTAACAACATCAAGGTTGACGAGATTGGCGTAGGGGCAGGCGTTGTAGATCGTGTGGTAGAGCAGGGTTACAACATTACTGGCGTAGAGGTCGGAAGGGCAGCGACACACAAAGACAAGTTCGCTAACCTCCGTGCTGAGTATTTCTGGCAGCTAAGAAAGCGGTTCGAGGATGGAAACATTTCCTTGGCCCCGCTAAAGAAAAGCCTCTCCCGGCCCGACATGGTAAAGTTTGTAGAGCAAGTTTGTTCGATACGGTACGAGCATAACCCCAGTGGTAAGATAGCGATTTGGTCTAAGGAGAAAATGAGGCGGGACGGTCTGAAGTCTCCTGACCTTGCTGACGCACTTATGCTGGCGTTTGCCGATTACTTCCCTGAGATATGGAAGCCACCAACTGGTGGGCCTCTTCAGAAATGGAGCGATAAGCTTGAGGGTCAACAGGTACAGTTTGAGGACCCCTTTGAAGCTTTTGCTACAGACTTCCACGAAGGGGACTTTGGTGAGGAATACAGAACTGAATCGGAGGATAGAGAGGACGAAATGATATGGAGTTAATGTTTATCCAGTGGGCATTTTGGGCATTCACGGCAGGCGTTTTTGCCGGGGGCCTCTTACTTGGCTTCGGGTTCCTGCTTGGCAAGTTACACAGCAATAGCACGGACAAGCAAGTCAAGGACGAGCCTTTTGATCCAACGGAAGAGGTCATGGATGACAAGTTCTTCGATGATCAGTGGAAGTCAGATGATGAAACCGAGATAACCGTTGACGGTGAGTTCCCCAGTGATGATGTCCTAGCGGAACTTGACAGACTCCACAGACACAGTGAATTTTAAGAGGTGATTAATGTTAAACGCAAAAGAGTTCGGCCAGTTTGTAGACGTACCGGAGTCAGATGACGACCAGGTGTTAGAAAGTCCAGATAGGGTGGACATAGTATGCACTACTTGTAAGGGACGGGTTGGCTACATAATCCCGTCAGAGTGTAAGGTGCCACTCCGAGGAAACATGGTACATCCTCATTTGGGCTGTGAGGCTTGGCAGCTACCACTAGCCATGCACGGCCCACTAGAGTTTATCTGCCCTCATGCGTCTGACCCTGAGGGTGACCAGCATTTGTTTATAGATATTATAGAGGGACATCACGAAGAAGCAGACACGTTCCTCTCCGACGAGCATAAACCATACCAGATAGAGGGTGTTTCTGGTAAGTGTCCTTGCGGCTGTGGGGGCGACGTTAGGGGTGACAACAAGTATACCGACAACCTACGTTGTTACAGACGAGCTATGGCACGACTAAAAGCGGAGATTGAAGATGGCAGAACAAATTCCTAAAGTTGCACAGGCCGTAAAGAAGACTGCTGGTGGCGCTGTATCTACCAAGGCCAAGGAGAACCTTCAGCCAGAAGAGAAGGCTCTCACCACTTCTATCATCCCTGAGTCGGGGCATGAGAACGTGGGTCACTATTGCTTTACAATCCTTGGTGAGGTGGTAACGGATAAGGACAAGAAGAAGCTCCCAGCTAAGTGGTTACGCAATTACGAGCTATACCGTGCCAAGCATTGGAAGAGCCAGGGTAAGGCAAAGCTCTCTACGGTTAACTTAATATGGAACTACATTACAAGAACTGTCAGTCTTCTTACTGACCAGAACCCTACCTTTGACATAATGGCTGAGGACGATAAAATAGCCAGGAACATACATAAGGTAGCTAGGTATTGGTGGAACGAGACTGAACAGCAAGCTGTCTTGTCTGACTCAGTGACCATGTCAGAGATTAACGGATGTGTCATTGAAAAGACAGTCTTCAATCCTGCCCTCAGTAATGGTATCGGGGAAGTTGAAACAATTACAGTTGACCCCCACAACTTTGGTTTCTGGCCCCTGGACGAGAAGAGGCAGGAGAAGGCTGAGGCTAACCTACACTACTACACGATACCAGTCAACCAGGCTAGGCGTATGTGGCCCGACATGGCTGACTACATCACCTCAGATAAGCTCTGGCGTGACAAGCTTGGTGAAGGTAGACGAGAGATTTTTGGTGGTACCACAAGCTCAAGGGGAAGAGAACACGGTGACTTTGGAGTAGACCATGCTACCTACACTGGTAATATAGAAGCCATTGCTAAGATCATGGGCGGCAAAGGTGACGTGTTAATCCTTGAGTTTTGGGTGAAGGATTTCACTCAGATCGACGTTGAGTTAGCGCCTGCCAGGATGGAAGTTGACGAGTTCGGTGGGATTAACATGGTCGAGGCAGTCACAGAGAAGCAGCCAAAATATCCCGGCAATGTCCGGTGTATCACATGCTGCAACGGTGGGGACATCGTTCTCAGTGACCGGAAGAATCCCTCAATCAATCCGATGCTAGAGCCTGAGTTGGCTTCCCAGACCTACCTATGGTCAAGGTTTCCATTCTACAAGGCCGAATCAAATAGGGACATCGTCTCTCCGTGGGGTTTTAGCTCCATAGAGCAGCTTGAGATGATGAACTTCGAGATAGACAAGTGTCTTACCCAGTTGAACATAGTCAAGGACAAGGCTGTTAGAAGTCCTGTGATCAACCCAAGGAACGCCCAGGTGCCTAATAGCGCCTTCACTAACGCCCCGGCAAAGGTCATTAACCCCAAGGATCACATTGTGGGTGCAGCTATACAGCACATGAAGCCACCCGCTCCCCAGCGTGACATTGAGCAAATACTTGGAATCTATAGGGAAATGTTCGATAAGATAGCCGGGATTTTCGACATGACTGATCCCTCTATTGCCAAGGGCCGAATGGCTTTTAAGACGGTGGCAACCATTATAGAGTCCATGCACACCATGCTCCGTGGTAAGATCAGGGGCTACGGCAAGATGATCAGGGAGAGGGGCCGCATGTGGCTCTCTCATGCACAGAACTTCTACACTGAAGAGCGAATCTTCTTCGTTGAGAGAGAGGGTGGGTCCACCGAGACAGGACAGATGATCGGTAAGGACATGATTATACCGCTCCATTTCACCGTGGAAGCTGGCTCTACTATGCCTACCTCCAGGCTGCAACAGCGAGAGGAAGCCAAGGAACTACACCAGCAGGGGGCCATAGACATTAGGGAACTTCTCATTAGGCTGGATTGGCCTAACCGGGAAGAGGTTATTCACCGGATGGAGATGGGTCAGTTTGGTCAGTTACTTGAGCGCCTGGAAGAGCTTGGAATGAATGAAGAGATCGTCGAGGCGGTCACCAAGATCGCCCAGATGGACGACCAGGAGTACAACGCTGCACTCAATCAGATGAAGGAAGTGCAGGCAGACGCAACCAAGGGTGGCCCTCAGGCTGGCCCTCAGGGAAGGAGTTTGTAAATGCCGTTATATGACTATGGCTGCAAAGAGTGTGGTAACGAGGTAGAGGTGGTTCACAAGATGAATGAGAGATACGCCTGTGTGTGTATCGACTGCAAGACTCCTATGACCAAACTACTCACCACTGGCGCTCCCAAACTAGCTGACTCTCCGTGGATTGACGAGTGTGCTAATGGGGCCATGAACGACCTTGGTGAAGTACAGAGGGGGAGACAACCCCGTATAACGACGAGAGAGCAGGCTAGAGCCAAAATAAGGCACGATTACAGGGAACCCTACCCCAGGGCCAGGAATGATAGTGAAGTGGCCGCAAACAAGC